ACTAAATCTCGGAATGTACCGCCACAAGGGCAATAACAAATTCGTAAATCTGTATCAGGTATGAGATATGAAGCACTAACGTGCAACAGTGTCTCAAATTTTCCTCCAGTTTTATCTGGCTCTGATCGTCGTGCTGTTATCTTGAGAGCGTCTACTCCATCAAAATAATGATTAGGCACAACGACGATGTTAGAACGTAAGAAAAGCATATTGGCCATCAAGATATTAGTACCATTATCCACTGATAAATATCGCAAGTTCTTATCAATAATGGAGGATAATCCATCCATGTCAATATCACGCGAAAATTCACTAAGTGGCAACGGTCTAAAAGTGACAGGGGTCCAAACATCAACTTCAGAGTCACGCTGTTTAATATCAGCTTCATTCTTCGGTTCAAGTGATCCATGTTCTTGTTGTAAACTCTTCCATCCTTTATAGATCTTGGACAGAATGTACAATGAGGCTAAGCCCACAGATGTGTAGCAAATAGCCTTGGCATATTTATCCCTTGCACTACGAATAATGAGAGGGAGTGAGTCATTACGCTCTTTAAGTTCATCAATAAGAATCTTTTTTGTTAGACTCTTTTTAAAAATGGAACAATATACATAAATAAAAATATACAATAATATACATAAATAAATATTAACAAATCCGATAGTTGCTACCAGAGTATAAATAGTCCAATAAAAGCGACTACTCTGCTTTTCAACTTCATCACGGTAATACCAGTTAACAAATTCGACAAAATGCTTGTTTTCCAAATATTCGCTTGGTACTAAACAAAGCCAATCCCAACGATCTAGGAATTGGGTAGTCTTATTGTATAATGCATTGGTGGCAGCTTGTTCAACTCTATTTAATAAAGTGTCACTATCTGTCTTGATACGTCGAGTAAACATACGTTGGATGCGTTTGGCAGTTAGAGCTGTTTGTAGACCAAAATGCTGTTCAAATTCAACATGATGGGGACAACATCCCTTAATTTGCTTGCAACCATCAACTCCACAAATAGTGAGGTTGTGCTGTCTATCTCGCATACCATCAACAACGCAAAATTGGTTATCGCGGTGAGCATGGAAAATATCGATGGTATACTGTATGGCTTCCAAAGCCGATACATCAATCATCTTCTTCCCATTGTGCACCACAGGAGTGTAATCTCCCGTGACACGAGCTTGTTCCGGTTTAACGGCGCGCTCTATGGTAATAGTCCAGATATCATCAACAGTAGGGGGTGTATATACGCCATCGCGCGTGTAATATTCCCTCACAGCAGACGAATCGACTCCACATGCAACACCATTTTCAAAACGCTGAAACTCCGGTTTACATTTTACTGTATATACCAAGTGCATTCGGCGTTGAATGGAATACGGATTGTTGGAATAGGCCCTAGCATCTAGGTCCTTAACGTTCGTTGTGACGACAACAATTTCAGGTTCAACAAAGCATTTACCCTTAGCATCTAATTCAGCTTTGGGTGCATAATACATCTGATTATTACAAATATCAATGATAGCCCTTGTTGGGGGTTTTTCAACGAAATCTGCTTTTTCATTAGCCATGTCATCTAGGATGGCAACTAACTTATCAGATGTCCAGTTGGAGAAAAATTTATCTCCTGGATTTAATGCTGCTCGAAATTCCTTCTCAATAGGTAAGCTGGCACTAGCCAGTAAAAGATCTACCATTTGATCAGCGAATGTTGTTTTACCTTGATTGCTATCACCGAAAAATTCTAATGCAAATGGGGCTCTTCTGATACCAGAACTAATTTTAATGCTAATCATCTCAGTTTTAATGATCTTCATCTTCATAAGTTTATCAGCAACTAATTTCTTGTCCAATCCCTTGAGACTAGATAAAAGAACAACTAGTTTGTTAATGATAACATCAACGCGGTGAGAAAACTCTGAATCAGAAACGCCTTCAATACGTTCCAAATTACCATTCTTGACTAAATCCCACCATGATAGGAGGGTGATGTACTCTTCATCAAGTTCGAGAGCAGCAATGTCATTAATTAGGAGTGGTTTAATAGATCCACTCTGAAAGCACAAGTATGCACCTTCAACAAAATAGGTAATAGTACCAAAAAGGGCCTCAGCTACATCAGTAGCAGTCATGTGACGCTTTAAG